CGGCGCGGGGAATTGCCAAGCTCAATGCCAATCTGCTCTAATTCGCCAACGAGGGCCTCGTTATAGGCAATAACGGCATTCTCGATGCGGGCATGCTCGCGGAAAGCCTTGTTCTTGATGCGGGCCTCGTCTGCCTGGCGCTGCACAAGCTTTGCCAGGCGCACGTTTTCGCCGACCGTTTCGTGGTCCACGTCATTGCTGGTCAGCTCGGTCTTGATGTAGCCACGGAGCTGGTTTGGCTTTGCCAGGCCAGGGTGGCGGGCGTAGAGGGCCTCAGCAGCGCCGAGGTATGAGCCGATCTCCTCGTAGAGATCCTTGATCTCAGAACGAAGGTGGCTGATTGGGGTCAAAGTCATCGAGTTCGGTAGGTACAGTTACCTCAGTTTCCAGTATAGCATACTGGATGTGCTCCAGCACGCCAGGGGTGTCGTCAATGATGACGTTGGGGCGCACCAGCGTGCGAAGCTGCTGCAGGTAGTGCGGCTCGGCTACTGCCACCACAGCCATCGCGGTGTGCGGTGTCAGGTCGACGGCAGAGCACTGCTCCAGCTCACGCAGGCGCTTTGTCAGCCACACGAGCGCTGGGTTCTGAATGTGGTCCAAGAGGGGCTCCAGGGCCTCTCTGCGCTCTGGGCGGTGGACATAGATCCGAAGCAGGCGCTTCTCGGCTGCCAGGCGCGTCTGGGGCTCTGTGCGGGGCTTCCACGGTGCAGTCGAGTGGAAGAACTCGTGGTTCCCCCACTCTTTAGCAAGCTTCTCGGCCTCCTTGTCGTTGGTGGAGAGAACCCTGGCCGCCCTGTCGATATAGTGTGCCCGAAGAGCTTTACTACGGAGGTTGTCAATAAGTGTCCGTAACTTTTCTTCCACGTCCGTAACCATTGCCGAATTGTTCGTATCCAGTGCTGCAGCCCAGGTGTCGATCACCCAGTCCAGCCAGGAAGGAGCGGAAGCAAGGTAGCTGTAAAGGTCATCGCCAGAGCGAATCACCTCGTCAGGATCCTGGCCGTCAGGCAACGAGGCGACGGTGATATTGATGTCTCCAGCGAGAGCCATCGGCCCAGCAGCTGAAATAAACAATTCCGTGGCCTTCCTGCCGCCGGCATCCCCGTCAAAGCACAGGATGAAGTTCTTGATGTTGGCGCTCAGTCTCCTGAGTGTCGTCTGGTCTGGTGCTCCAGTGCCTTGCATTGCAACCACGTTGCGGATGCCAGCCTGCCACATAGAGACCACGTCCAGGTGCCCCTCGACAAAGACGATGGAACCAGCCTCGCGGGCAGCTTCCTTAGCGCGAACCTCGTTAAAGGCAATCTGCTTTTTCTGGAACAGATCGCTGTCGGCGCTGTTCTTGTACTTAGGGTTTTGATCAGGTTTGGTGGCTCGGCCAGTGAACCCGACAAGCTCGTTCTTGTGGTTGTAGATCGGCAGCGTGATGCGGCCAGCGAAGAACCCGCTCGGCGAGAAGCCGATGCCGAACTCCTTGGCAGCTTCTGCCGTCAGGCCACGGTCCACCAGCAGTTGGCGGATGCGAGCAGCCTTTGGGTCCCGCAGGTTGGTCCTATAGGTGGCTTGCTCTGCCTCCAGGGCAGCCACTGCAGTGCGGCGCTGCTCCCGGCGGCGGGCAGTCTCCTCGGGGTTTTCGTCGGTCAGCTCGACCTCGATGCCCAGGAGGGTAGCGGTCTTATCGACAGCATCACGCCAGGCCAGGCCAAAGCGCTGGCCAACGTAGTCGATCGCGTCGCCGCCGCCCCTGCAGACATGACAGAAGCAGAAGCCCTTGTCGTCGCTGATGGTCAGTGACGGGTTGGTGTCGTCATGCCAGAGGCATTGGGACAGGAACTCGTGCCCGACCTTCTTGAGCTGGCCACCAGTAGCAGCCACAACCTCCGACAAGGGGGCAGCCTTGATGGCCGCAATGGTTTTCTGTGAGATGCTCATGGGGGAAGTATAGCACGGAATCAGAACAGGCTGGCCTGGACGCGACCATCGCCCAGGTCTTCCCATCCTTCCAGCAGGCTAATATCCGTCTCTGCCCAGTCGGTGGCAGCGCAGCCAGCAGCATTAAGGATTGCGTCGACGGCCTGGCGGGGGATCCGCGAGCCGTTGCCCGACAGGTACACCTCCATTTGGTTGAGGTAGTCCTGATTGGCCCCTTCCAGCGTCGCCAAGGCCCTGTCGGCCTGCTGCTGGTACATCGTAGCGAAGTCCACCTCGGATGGCTCCAGGGGCTCTGTGGGCGTCGCCTGGTCCTTCAGCTCCAGCGGAGGCCCCGAACAGATCTTGCGCACCTCCTGCCATTCCTGCAGCTGGATGCCAAGGGCTGCTGCCACCTCAATATCAGATGCACCACGGTAGAGCAGCTTGCGGCCCTTCACCCAGCGCTCACGCATTTTGTGGCTGAGCCGTACAGCGTACGTACGGTCTCGGACCCAGTGGAGCAGCTCGCCGCGAATTGTAGGGGTGGCCAGGCTGGAGAACTTCATGCTCTTGCCTGTCACGGGGTGGGGCCTGCTGGCATCGTACCGATAGGCAGCTTTACAGAGCCCCTCAAAGGCAACTGATTCAAGCGTCTGGTAGTCGATACCAGTTGACCGCTGGATGCGCCAGGCTTCTCGGCGGGCAAGGTTTAGGTTTTCCGCTGCAAGCTTTTGCTGTTCCTTGTTCAGCTGAAACTTTGCAGGTTTCCTCGCCATTGTGCAAACTGCTAACTGAGTCCAGTCTACCAGTTTGCATTAAAATCGGGGAGACGTTATCGGACGCCTCACTTGATCAAAGAGTGACCCCTCTGTTTGAGCTTCCGGGGATAGGCTTGAGGGGTGTTTTCCGTCGGCCGGGAATCGAACCCGGACTCCAATTGCATTATCTGCGTGTCCTGGCCACTGGACTACCGACGGGAATGGCCCCATTTAACACTTGAGACGCCTCAAGGACGCACAGAGGTGGGGGCTCAGCCCGATGCCGAAGCAGAGCGGGAACATCAGTAGTCTACCATACGTGATACTGGTGAGCCTTCGGCAGTGCCTTATCGCCACGCCCCCAGGTAACAGTTGTCAGCTGCGGAGCGCTGCGTTGACTCATGTAGTTTACGGCCATGGTCACGGCATCAACGATGTCATCATTCTTCGATGCAGGGAAGAGTGAGAACTCGTTGATGTAGGCATCCAGCCAGGTAGCACTGATTGGCAGGAAGATGTTCCCAGCTTCAACAATAGGTACCATCCCGCTTGCCCTTGCCTCCTTGGACTTCTCTGGCTTGAATCCAATAAGGCCAGGTACGCGCGTGCTCATCATTTGGTAGACAGCATAACCAGAAGCAGCCAGCTCAATAATAGTGCCAGAGAGAGCATGACGCTGATACATTCGGTTGATCATTGCCATTGTTCCCACTACATCTAGCTTTTCTCTGACAAGGTCAAGCACGTAGAACCGGTTTCCTGACTGTCCCACGACAGCGCCCACCACGTAGTCCGACTTATTGGTAGCAGTGAAGGTAGCGTCAACCGAAAGCATGATTCTCTGGAACTCCGGCATGACCGTATCGTGAGAATAATACTGCCACCAGTCAGGGTGAAACATGTTACCACCCTCTGGAGCGGGTCGCTGCTGATAGAGGGAAGCGAAGTCCCGTGAGCCGACGGCTTCCCGAATGCGCTCCAGATCGTCCACGTCGTAACGCTGGGGGCAAAGGGCCTGGCCAACCTCCGTACGCCAGTCAGGAACCGTTTCACAGTGCTCTGGCAGCTTTGGGCGATCACCTTCTTCTTCATATAGGGCAGGCAGGTCTACGATTGTCCAGTTTTCACGGCCCTTCTCTGAGACGTTCATCTCGTTTTCCAGTAGCTGGCCGATCATGTCATTCTCGGACCAGCGGGTCTGGATGACAACGATTGCACCCACCTGTGGCTCAAGACGTGTGTACAGGGTGGACGTGTACCAGTCGTTGAGCTTTTCCATCATGCGGGCGCTCTCGGCGTCCTCGCGGTTCTTGACGGGGTCGTCAATGATCAGAAGGTGGCCAGATCGACCAGTAATGGCACCGCCGACACCAGCAGCCCACAGGCCACCGCCACCCTCCGTTCCCCAGGCGTTTACGGCTTGACTGCTGGGGTTAAGGAGGCCACCTGCCTCGCGGTAGTAATCACGGGCCTTGCGGGAGAATCCTTCGGCGAGTTCTGCTGAATAGGAGCTAATCCCCACAAACCGATCAGGGTGAGCGAGTAGATAAGCAGCAGGGAGAAGTTGACTTGCAAGGAGTGACTTGCCATGTCTTGGCGGGACCTGAAGTATAAGTCGATTGCACTCTCCGTCGATGACCCTCTGTAGCTGTTCAATGACCGTCGCATGGAACTTGTAAAAACGATAGTTTGGAAATACTTGTCGAATGAACTTCCAGAAGACAACCTTTTTTCCGTCCTGCAGCTTGCTGTTCTTCTTGGCCTTGATAGCCTTAACCAGATCTTGTCCCTGTGCCGCCTTGGCCAGGTAGTCTTTTCCGAGTTTTTGGGACATGATCAATCTTCATCGAGTGGAATTTCTTCGATGTCAGTGACATCTTCAACATTGACCTGCTCTAGCTCTTGGTCAACAACTTGCATCAGCTCATTAACGCCAAGGGAGGTTGCCCATGCCTGGCGGCCAGAGTCAGAGATGTTAGCCGCTGCACGCAGCAGACCAGAGACAAGAGCCATCGGGATGTCCTCACCCTCCTCTTCTGCCTTCTGGATGCGCTTCTGGATGATGTTCACCAGATCAGAGGATACATCCATCATCCGCTTGGCCTGCTCCTCGTTGGCCTGGCGGAACTCCTCAATCGCCTGCCTGTGGCGCTTGCGCTCCATCTTGTTGGCATCCCTCATGGCCAGGGTCAGCTGCTTCTGATCCCATGAGGCTGCACGACGCTGCCACTCATACTTGGTGGCCCAGGTGCTAATTGTGCCCTCGGCGACGCCAGTGGCCTCTGCTGTGGCGGCGTAGCTGCGGCCTGACCCTGAGTTCATGTAAAAGCAGAAAGCCCGATATTGCTGGTCTGTCTCATGCCTCCCAGCCTCTCTGACCCTATACCCTCGTCGGAAGCCCCAGATTGGCCCTGGGTTGTAGGGTGGTTTTGCTTCCTTCCAAGATGTAGGGTCCGTATTCACAGTTCAGGAATCACTCCTCGCTAGGTAGTGTACCAGAAGGAGCAAATTCCTGAAGGTCGTACTCGTCGTACAACTTCTTCATGGATTCCGTTGTCTGCCATTCGCTGAAGGCAAGCTCTATGCAGCCTTTTTGAATGACGTACTCAGAGAACCCTTGGGAAAGCAGAACCTTCTCAAAGATCTTGAACCAAGCATGCACGTTTTGATGCGTCATGTCAGATTCAAATGTAACTTCGTAGCCAGGGAACTGCTCTCCAAGTGCGCCAACCGCTTCGGAAACGACGTTGATAACAAGTTTGTCAGCCATCAGGGAAAAAGAAGAATGAGCAGAATGAAAGATGAGCACACAAGTAGGATGCTAGAGACACCTACTAGAAATTCAACCAGAAACTCTTTGTCGTCTTCAGTCATCAGATACTCCAGAGATGTAGCCGTCAAAGGGAGACGGATTGTCAAGGTAAGCCTCAATAACACCAAGTTGAGTATTGCACCTGCCACATAAGAGGCCCCTAACTCTTCCGGTTTTATGGCAATGATCAACAGCCAAGCGGTTGCCACTGCGGCATAAGTTTTTGCAGATAGCGCAAACACCGTTCTGGTTAGCGAGCATTGTTTCGTAATCTTCTGCGGTAATACCGTAGGTTCGCAGTAAGTGTTTGGCCCTGTCCCGTTCTGGTGATGGGTAACGTTTGCGACCTGCCCTGACCTCGGGAGTAGCCTCGGCCCAGCGTTTTCTGTTGTAAACACGAACGCACTCCTTGCACTTGTTACTCAGGCGGTCGCGAGTGTGGGGATGAGGGGAGAACTCATTGCCCTCCTTCTCCACGTTACAGTATTTACAGGTCTTCACAGAAGAATGCCTCGTAAACGTTTGGCAGTTGCTCCTCAATAATGTCCTTAATCGCATTGGCTATCAGGCGATGCTCAAGCTGGGTCTCCTGGCCGGCACGAATCTGCGTATAGTGCAAGAATGAGCGGATAGAGCCTGACATGTACATCCTAGTAGGAGTTCCAAGAGGTAGCACTGACCGCGCACACTCTTTTGCAACACCATGCGCTACAAGCTGATCGTACAGCTCTTGGGCCTGGGAATACAGGGCGTAAATCTGAGGCTCAAACCAGTCTTTGATTTCGGGGTCGAGGTTATCGTGGCTGGCTTGCTTGTTCTTCAGGTCTTGAGTCCTCAGGTGGGGCAGGCCAACGGGCGGCAGGTCGCCAACATCCGAATAGCGCTGGCTGAATTCTTGAAACGAGAACGAGCGATGGCGCAGGATTTGAGCAGCAATAGCACGAGTCGTCTCGATTTCGATCTGCATCGAAGCCATCTCAAAAGGAGACCAATGCTTGTGTTTAATCAGGTACTTGATCAAACGTGGAGCAGTCTCCATGTTGCTTTGGTTGTTTGGGTTGGAGACTCGGGCCATGTAGACAATCTGCTCTTCAGCATTCGGAGTGATGCTGACCAGGCGTGCGGAGTGGACTTCGCGGTTCATCAGTATTCAGTGCGAGTTGTCGGGGTGTAGGGATGGCGGCGCTTGTCCCTGATTGCGTCGGCCATTTCGTCGATGGCCCTTTCTAGGAGGCGGGCGCCTCCACAGTAGGCACCTCGGGCGTTTGGGTCGCCTTCGACGATCCAGTCAAACCAGCCGTCTTTCAGCTCTTCAATGGTGATCTTAATCAAAACAGGTCCTCCGACTCATGGGGTTGAGATTGGCTGTAGGGGGTGTACCAGCTGGGGTAGCTGAGTCTCCTGATTGTAGCAGGCCGACCAGGCCATTCCCCTGTCTCGTTACAGGTCTTAAACAAACGGAGGGCGGCAATGCACTTGGCCATGCCTTCTGCCATCATCTCTTCGTCGGCCTGGAACAGATCCACAGTATAGGGAGCCTTGCGCTCGACTGCCGCGAAGATGAAGTCAAACTTCTTGCCGAATGCAACCTCTGCGGCCTTCGCGTAGAAACCTGCCTGAAAATCATACCCCAGGCCAACCACCTTCTTGGTGAACAGGTCGGGGTCAACGCTGTCGGTGGTCTTCAGGTCCAGAACGATCCCAGCCTCCAGGTCAACGCGATCCAGCCGAGCCTTGCAGGGCACCCCTTCCCATTCCCAGTAGATCGACACCTCGTTGTGCTTGATGTAATCAGGCTGGGCGGGGTCGAAGTAGGCCAGCTTGCTCAAGGAATTAGCCATCCCTATCACGCTGCCCCAGGGGTCGTCCTTGCCGCCCTCAGAGAGGGCTTTCTTGCGCCCCAGAGAAGCCTTCCACTCCTTGCCCTCCTTGGTGGATAGGTTGATCCCGTCGGGCTTCTTGACGTACTGGCGGTCAAATGCCTCTTGGCCATCCAGGATCAGGCAGTGCAGGGCGGTGCCCATCTCCATTGCTGGAGTCGGGATCAGCTTGTTCTTCAGTGCTGCCTGGTAGTGTGCTGGGCTTTCCAGGATCTTCTTCAGGGAAGACTGGTTGACACCTTCCTCCCGCCTGTAGTTAAACTCAGACTCGTTCCACGCTACGGTTGCGCTCATCGGTTCCTAAAGTAGGGTCTCCTGACAGTCTAATGGAATGAGTCGAATGACCCAGAGCGAGTCACTCTTTGGAGCCCTTTGCCAGCGGACCTGGATCTCGGGGATGATGGATACCCTGTCGTCCACCCAGAGCAGTTTGTTGGCGGCATCCATGAGTGCTCCCACAATGTTATCCGCGTCTGCCCTACCCTCACCACGAACGTCGATCTCAAGGCGGATAGGCCCCTCCAGTGGCGGCCTGTCCCATTGCTCCTTGATCTGGCGGATCATTTCAGCCTGCTTTTTACGGTAGTCAGCAGGCATGAAGGTACCCTTCGTGGTCACGCGCGGCCTTGATTTGCTAAAAAGCGGCATGTTGATTACCAGTTTAATCACTTGCGTTTTTTCAGCCGAGTAACCAAGAGTACCAAGAGCACAAAAAAGGCACCGCTGAAGACAGCAGTGCCGAGAGTAAGTTGAACAAGGATTAGCCAAGGCATCATCTTAGCAGTTTTAGTCTCATCAGCCTAGAGGCTTCCGAGGCTTCCTCTGGAGTTGAGAACGTTCCCGCCGAATACAACTTGTTGTCAAGCTTAAACTGAGACTTGTAGCCTTTGTAGTGTTTTGTTTGCCATGGTAGCTTGTTTTGTTTAGACTTGATTTCATAGCAGCTGAAATGGCGCCTGTTCTCCATTTGTTCTGAATGTGTTGCCCAGCGTAGATTCCCTGGTTCGTAGTGTCCATTGTTGTCGATTCGATCCAGACTGCAGCCTTCGGGCCTCGGGCCGAGTACGGCATCTACGTATCTGGCAAAAGCTTCAAAACCTTCAGATCTGCTTCTTCCTGGCTTGCTTTTGCTCCACTCTTCGTGCAACGTGATCCCTCTTCCTCCGTAATGCTCATAAACTTTACAGCTTGGAGAGAAGCATCTCTGCCGTATGCTTTTCCAGGTAGTGTAAAGATAGTGGTCTCTTGCTTTCATTTCACTTTTCTCCAGTGCCAAGCATAAGAGCTGCATCCATTGGGGTCTTGGCGTACTTCCAAAGACCATCCTTGTCAAACTCAGAGATGAAGTTATTGGCGTACATGTGAGCAGCGGAGTAGCTCATCACTTTGCGCCACATCGGGCCGACTAGGATGAGCGGCTTTGCTTCCATGTGTCCGACTTGTAGCAGTTGAGCTACAGTCAGAATCTCTAGCATAGTGCCCACGCCACCAGGCAAAGCAACGAAAGCGTGGCAATCATCAGTAAACTGTTTGAGTCTGGTAAAGAAATTGTCGTGGTGACTGTCAACCTGCACTGCTGAATTTGTGCATAGTTCGTTACACAGGTAGATGCTATAGCCGAGTGAACAGGTGCTTCCTTCGCAGCCAGACCTGGCTCCGATGTTAGCTGCTTCCATGAGGCCGGGGCCGCCACCGGTGGCAATCTGCCATCCATTCTCAGCAAGCAGCTTAGCCGCTTCAACAGTTTCCTGATAGATTGCCTGTTCGGGTGTTGGGCGTGCGCTGCCGAAAAGTGCAACAGTCTTCATTGTGAAACCTCCGTGGTGCCAAGGACGTACGTTTTGCCAAGCTTGTCAACGCCGAAGATCAGGCCGCGACGCTCAAACGTGCTAATGATCTCATCGTTCTCAAACTGGTCGAGATCTTTGTGCAGTTCGTCAAGATCAACCTCGCAGAACTGGCCAGCGAGGAGGTCTCCCCACTTACTGACAGGATCAGGAACCGCCTGAGTGGGCTCTACAGGCCCCAGCGTGGGGTCCCAGAGGTCTTGCTGGTTATCTAGTGCCTCCCAAGCATCGTAGACCTCATCCAGGCTCACGCGAGGCTCTGCGCCCTCGGCGGCACAGGCTGCGTAGTCCTCCAGTACATCCTCGTAGGTGACTGCATAGGGGGTCTTGACGCCCTCCAGCGCTTCGATCTCGCGGTTGAGGTACCACTGAGCCTTGCGCAGGTCTTCGATGGTCTTTGCCGGATCCTTGCGACCAGCACGACTTACATATTTAACGCAATTTCCCAAGCGATACGAAAGCCTCCAATCCTCAATAACATCAATCGTCTCGTATTTGCGGCCTTCCGCATAATGAGCGGGGCGTTCGACTGAATCGAAAGTCATTTGGTCTCCGTGGTAAGGTTCCTGCTGTCGTAGATGGAGATGCGGCGGTTGCCAACAGCTAGCAATACGACGCAACGTTGTTTGTCGCTGTACTCAACAACTCCCTTACCCCAGCCGGCGCCGATATACGCTTTAACAGGAGTGCCTTTACGAAGGATCGGCAGTGGAGTCGGAGGTTGTTGCATGCGCTCGCCAGCCTTTACAGTTGACGGCTTCGGTGTAAACTCACCAGTCTCGCGATTGAAGCGGCCCATTGCGAACGTGTTCGTCATTCAGTATAATGGCTGACTCCTGTTCGTTCCAGACCTTAACGGCCTGTTCCCAGTTCAGCCCTTTGATCTTCTTGCCTGTTTTCTTGCACAGGACGCAGAATTGGCCCTCGGAAGGTGGGTTGGTGGACTCTTCGATCTCTCGTTCAAGGTTGCGCTGGTAGCGTTCCTTGCGCAGCCTTTTGTTCTGTCTTTGTGGCATGGTTAGAAGGGGATAGGGAGACGGTTGCGCTCATCTGCAGCCAGGTCGGCCAGCAGGTGATGAGGCATCATACCATCCAGGGCGGTAACCACATTGATCACCTTGTGGACGTTCTGGCGGTTCTCGCCAAGGGTGAGGACCCAGAGGTCTTCGTCAGCATTATAGCGCAGAATGCGGCTGCCGACCATCTCACCCAGCACCTCGTCCACCAGCAGCTCAACCCTGGTGCGGTCCACGTAGTCACCCTCCAGGGCACTCCATGCGCCGACCTTCAGGTCTTCAGTAGAACATACCTGGCTGATGGCTCCAATGACCTCAGAGGGCCGTACAGCGCCCCTGTAGAGCAGGATCGGCCAGATAAAGGTGCGGACGTGCGAATGCGTCAGGACTGGCGTGTCATCCCACAACAATCCCGCAAAGCCTGGGGCCATCTCGGATTCTTCAAGGTTCATAGGGGTTCCTCAACAGCAGTAGTATAGCACAAAAAAGGGGGCTTGCGCCCCCGGTAACACTTCTTCAGAAGGCGTCGCCGCCAGCTGCAGCCTCTGGGCGTGGATCCAGGTAGATCACTCGGGCCGACTTGACGTCCAGGTAGGTCTTCCCCGAATACTCGCGCTGGACGAGCTGCCCGTGAATAGCTACTTTTGAACCCCGCTGCAGACGATCAGCAGCGATCTGAGCCGCTTTACCACGAACCTCTACGCGATAGAACTGACCGACAGACTCAGCACCAGGCTTGGTATAGATGTACTCCTTGTCGACCACGGAGAATGTCGCGATAGAGTCACCCGAATCAAACTGCTTGACAGTCACAGCGGGTTCGCCTTGCTTGCCAGTGACGGAACCAGCGAGGGAGATTGAAGCCATTTCGTTTCCTTGAGTAGGTTTGCTGGGGACGTTTTTAGCGAGGTGTCCCCTCCCTCGTGCCTACAGTCTACTGGGCCACGTACTCCTGAATCTGGCGTACTGCCAGACGAACCTTGTCGCGGTTCGGCTTGCTGCACATCTTGAAGTCCAGCAGAACAGGGTCCAGGGCGCCACGCTTGGCATAGGCCAGCACAACGTCCTGCAAGCGGGGTTCGATGCCAGCGGCACTCATAATGCCGTGGTAGTCGACGAACGCCTTGGGCTCGTCCTCTCCGCGATGCGTGAGGCTCTGCTCTGCGGAGATGCTTTCGATCAGGTTGCAGTCTTCTACGATGGCCGCATCGAAGGAGATGCTGCCATAGGCTGCGCGAGCACAGGCGGATGCCAGCGGCACCCACTTGGCAGCCTTTGCACTGCGGAACTTGCCGTGGTTCTCCCAGTAGAAGATCTCACGGGCAGACGACTCGGGAACCCGAATGTCGCTGATGGTATCGACGTGGTACTTGCCGATGGCCTGGCGGACCCATGCGTTGGCATAGGTAGCGAAGGTGTAACCGCGAGAAGAGTCATACTTCTCTGCAGCACGCCGCAGGCCGAAGTATCCCTGCTGGAGCAGGTCCAGGGTCTTCTCCTCACCCCAGCGCAGGGCGCGGCCACCAGCCTGCATGTAGGAGCGGGTGAACTTGACGATCAGGCGCAGGTTGTGCTTGCACAGCTTGTTGACCCACTTGGTGTGCTCCTTGGAGCCAGGCTCAGCTGCTTGGATCTTGCGCGAGATGCGGATGGTCTCCTCCGGGTTCAGAAGCGGGTAGCGGCCAGCAGCATTGAGCCAGGAAGTGATTGAATCGGTCATTGCGTTTCCTCGTTGAGGGCTTACCATGTAAGTGTACCATGAAAAAGGAGGCTTGTCAAGCCTCCACAAGAACTCCGTTGAAGAAGTGGGCCAGCTGCTGAGCCGCCCACTCCAGCTCACCAGTTCTCCCCGTCGTCGGCTGCGGCTTCGGCGGGAGCGAACTTG